TCTAAAATTATTTAATGTGACTCGCAGCTAGCGTCAGCTGACGCTAGCTGCAGAAAAGAACGCCAGTTAAATTGATTTATTGAAACAATGCTATCCAGTCAATCTCATCAACACGTTTCTGAGTTATACTTCCGTCTGTGTTGCTGAAATCCATCAAAGTGTCATCTACAAAAGGTTTGCCAGCAAATCGGTCTTGATAAAACTGGTCGGTAAATCTCATGATAGTTCTAGTAAGGCATTCATGTAGTGAGTGAATATTTACTCGTAGCCATTCAGCCGAAGGCTCTGACCAGTTTAGAGTCTTTTCGTCAAAGAAATAGTCGATAGCCAATGCTTTGTCTTTAGAGGTATGGGGGATAGTGCGCCTAAAAGATACTTGCCCCTTTTCCCAAGCGAAGTAAATTCTGACTGTGATGCCTAGTTTAGTGCAAAGTCCGACAAGATAAGTCTCAATAATATCTTGATACTTACTGAGTTGATTTGGGTGAGTTGACATATTATGCCTGTGTAATGTTCTCACTTAGATTAACACAACCTCACCCGCATTGCAATACCTCTTTGGTACAATAGATTCATGACCATACTCTTCAGCATTTGCGTTGACACCACAGAAAAAGTAATTAAGCAGCAAACCATCACAGCCGCTTCTTTACCTATCATAGCAACTATTCTCAACTCATCTGATGTAAATATCACATCAACACTGTTTGGCATCTCCTCTCTACCATTAGACGCAAGCTACTGGACAGTCACAGGCAACACCTGCAATAATAGCAGTGATATAAATTTTGGATTCGCCCTAACTGACTATGCGTTACCCCTCAAACTCCGCCTTACTACCTCTGACGGCATTATCGTTGCTAATGCTGCACTTTTGGATGTAACCGTAGAAACTGGCTCAGAACTGACTTTATACGCTGATACAGGCGTAACACTGACACTGGACTTCGGCACGGCTACGCTCAGCAACGCGATACTCAACCTACTCTTCAAGGGTAACAACACTTTCCCCAGCGCACTCAGTGCCAAATATTACGACAACAGCGATGCATTGCAAGCAACCATTTCCCTGATGCCGAGCAAATGGTCAGAAAAAGAAGTCGGTACACTTGGCGAGATATTTTTCGAGTATGGTAACACACAGACGCTCCCTACGATAAACAGTATTGTGAATTTGGCGCGAATAACTGATGCCAGTAACAATATTTGGTTCGAGGCAGACATATCTATACCTACGAACTTGAAGCCAAGTTCTATCATTTACTCTAATAGCTTAGTATTAAGAATCCAAGACCCAGAGATAAATCTGGCGACATATACTTCGCCAAGCAACAATTCGAGCCTTCTGCACTTAGATTTCAATGGACGGCTGAGTGACCAAAGCAGTAATTCAAAAATTGCATCGATGTCGGGTATCGAGTATGACTCAGAAAATAAATTATTTGGAACTGAGTGTCTAGTGGCTTCTGCGGGTACATCTATATCTTACGAGGGAGTAGTGTTTCCTAATGAATTTACACTGAATGCTTTTGTATATTTTACGACAGCCGCAGCAGGTCGTTTGACGACGTTGGCAGAAAAGAATGGGGTGTTCAAGTTAGCCAAAACTTCGAGTAATAACCTTGAGGTGTCAATAAACAATTCGGTGATTATTTCAACTTCGTGGGTTCCAGCTATAAATACATGGAATCACGTTTGGGTGCAAAAAACAGGCTCTCAGCTACGTTTGCGGGTCAATAGTGCAGACATAAACACGATAGCTTCTTATGCGACTACAACAGCAAGCAACAGCAACCCATTCGTAGTTTGCTCAGGGATTTTGGGGCTTTGCAACGGAATTTACCTCAGTTCAAGTAGTGCCGAGACTTTTGCGCCTTTTGTCCAGCCGTTGCCGAAGAGACGAAATTGTTGGGATGATATTTCGGTTTACGAGTGGCTAAATCTGGGGTTTTTACAATTGAAGAGCTATTTTTAGGGTAGAATAAATAAAACCTAAAGGAACAAACATGGAACTCGATTTTAGTAAGCTTACGGAAAATCAGATACGAATCGCGGAGAAGGCTCAGGGGCTGGCTTTAGTAGACTTGAGTGAGAAAAATAGTGAAATGGTGTCGGAGCATCTTTCGATATTGTTTCAGATTCTGGAAATGAGCGAAGTTTTTTGGGATGAAGATGATGACGACGAGGACGAGCCTGTTGTTAAGCCCGACCCCGTTCCCGAAGATAATCGTAAATATTAAGTTGCAGTTCTAGCTTCTGGGATTAGTTCTCCAGCTAAAAACTGCATCAAGCGATTCCCTGCATCCTTGGTTAGATTCACAGCTTTCCAAGGTTTTGTGGGGATTTCACCTGATAGTCTCAGTCTCTCGAAGTTTTCCAAAATAGTTACGACACTGACTTCATCTTTGGTCAGCCCTGCCTTGCGAGTCTCCACACCGATAAGTTGGTTGTTGTGCTTGTTCACGGTTGCGAAGTGTATATCCTCGCATTTGTGTTTCCGCAATTCATTCATCAGGTCATGGTAGCCTTCAAGTTGCTTTTGTCGAGCAGCAGACTTAGTGTTGTGCCTTTTTAGCCCTTCAAGGTCATCGGTGCGCTCTACGATGGAATCTGCCAAACTAATATCAGCTTCGATGTAGGCAACAAATACTTCCTTCACAAAGACTTCAAAATCTGGACTCAACCATTCTGCAAGTTTGATTGCAATAAGTGGATGAATCCATGTACCACCACCTCGTCCTTGCTTAGTTTGAATAACCTCGACTAAATCGAGGCTTAAATTCTTGCAACAAGCTTTGACAAAAATAGTAGTACTGTCTAAATCCTTAAACCTCCACCACTCCTTACCCTTACCGAATTGTTTGCACCATTTCGTAGCGTTAACGTAATTGTCATTTTCGCGCTTAGCGCTACTTACTAATTCATCAAACATTTGTTTTGCTGTTTACAACAACTTCATTGAAGCATCTATAATTTTATAAAACATCTATCTGAAGACATATACTAGAAAACCCAACATTGCTGCTGGGTCGTAGAAGGTTATTATCGGATACAGTCAGTTAAAGTTGCCCTTGCTGACGTAAATCATGCTCAGCAAGCAAATACCTTTTGCAAAGACCGCTTCTCACGATGTCTTCGATTTTAAAGTCTACACGTTGAAAGTCTTCTGGCATATTTGCTAACACCTTGAGGAAAGTAAGTACCCCAGACTTCTCATCTTCAAAACGAAAATCACTCTGGCGGTAATCTCCTGCGAAAATTATACGAGAATTTTCTCCGATTCTCGTGATTACGCTGTCTAATTCGTGAAAATTTAAGTTTTGAAACTCATCGACAATGACTACGGAGTTTGAAATGGTAAGACCCCTCACGAAAGAAGTGCTTTTGAACTCTAATGTTTTCTCTTTCTTCAGTGCATCATAAGGATTGGAGATTGTAGGTAACAATTCTGAAAATATTGCGCGATAGCAGTCCTCGAACGGGGCTTGCTTCTCAGACAAATCTCCTTTCAAGAAGCCTTGGTTACGAGTTGGGACTGTTGAACGGAAAATAACTACTCTCTCGTACTTTTTCAGTAGTAGCGACTTGAGAGCAAGATACAGCGCTAGGAAGGATTTTCCTGTTCCTGCATTCCCGCTTAGTACAAGGTTATAGTTCTCCGACCAGTAATCTACAGCGAGTTGCTGGTTCTCTGTCTTCGGCTTTACTGTAAGAAGCTTATCTGTGGAAAATAGTGCGGTGGATTGGTTTCTTTGTTTAGCCAAAATCTTTGCCTATGAGTTAGTTTTAATGATTATACATTAAACAAACTACTCCAAGCAGCGTCTTCACTCGTAAACCAATCAAGACAAAGTATGCGAGTCTTTTTGCTCACAATGCACCATCTAGTCTCCATAAAGTCACCAATCATCTTACAGCCTTGTACCACATCGAATTTGGAGCGAATTTCAGCTTCTCGGTCATTAAGGGCTTTTGCAATCTTTTCGAGTCGTTCAATATCGAATTTACTCAGCTTCATAGTCATCTTGATAAAAATGCCAGTGGCTAAGGTTAGTCCAAAATTGCTCCAGTTCTTCCTCTCTAGTACCAAAGTACCGTTCATCGGAAGGTTTGAAAAAGATGTCTACCCAATCAAAAAATAAACAAACCATATAGCCTAGACAAATTTGCGTGTCCCAGTACCACTCTACCCACCCCAGAAAGCTCTGAAGTTTTGGTTTGGTTGGATACACCATTTGGTCTTCTTCGGTAGCTTTTAAAGCACGTTCAATGAGATTCATGTCACTCCATCCCCTTAAGTAACTCATAATATTTCTCTTCCCAGTATTGCTCTTTCTTTTCTGCTAAAGCTTGCAACTCAGCAGGTGATTTACCACTCTTTTTCTGCACAGTCACAAGGATAGTTTCGTGCGTTTCTAGGTGGTCTAGGCTGAACTCGATGTAGTTAGGCGCTTCCATCTCGTCAAGTAGCTCATGGAATGCTTCAGCCACGATAGGAACGATTTTTGACTTTAGTTTTAGGTCGATACTGTTGTCCTTGATTTGCATACTTTCGAGTGAGATTTCGCCACAAATAGCTTGGCGAAGTTGGTCTTCCAGTTGTCTCACGTAGGGGAACAGTCTAAGAAAATGTCTAATCATATTAACTCCATAGCTTTGTAAACTTCTTGTGGAATATTTTCAGGCTGCAACCAACCTAAATTAAGGCAAACTCCGTAGTTATACCAATCACGACCGCAAAACTTTTCAAGATAGTACCAACAACGTTTTACTGGTATGAAATCTTGTGCGTTCAGTATTTCTCGAACGCTGTAGTGAGGACAACTCTCTTTGATTGACATGATGAGTTTCAGTAAAATCAACTCATCGTACTGATACCCCATTACCCTTGTTCGACAACAGTTTTTAGGTTTTCGCATCAGATTGCCGCAAGTGCCTTAAGGAGTTCAGCGCGTTCAGTAGTTATATAAGTTCCACCCTCTTTAGGTAATTTAAATTCAGTATCAGCAACATCGTAATGCTTAGGTGTGACATCATAAATCCTAAATCTACCTTGCTCAGTAGTTGGGTGAATAGTGGAGATATGTTCAAGTACAATTACCGTACCGTTTCGTAATGTATATAAGTGTCTTGTGTTCATGTGCTTCTCTCGTAATTAACTATTTGATATTACTCACAACACTTATCCATGTCATCATCCCAATGGTAGAATAGTTACACCATGAGCAGACCACCACGCAACGGCTATACGATAAACAGCGATTTAGAGCTTTCGGCACTAGAGTCTTCATTATTACCTGAAAATACACCGCTAATCAACTTCGACCGCAAATGTTGGGGCGTTTACACGAACGTCGCCAGCAGCCTTAACGCATCATCTGGTTTCGAGTACATACCTCAGAACTCAATCGACGCATACACACTCACCTCAATCACCATTTCGACCGACACATACTCTCTTGACCTCGCTGGCGCGACCCAATACATCAGTATCACCCTAGCAACCAACACGACCCTCACAATTCTCAATGCTGGCAAGTACACCAAATACTTCATCGAGTTGGTTCCAAATGGTCACATAATCAAGAATTTCACTGAACTTTTCGCGCTACCTAAGCAATACAGCCAAGCAACACTTCTCACAGCATATTTCGGCAAGCAAGTACTTGAACTACAATACATTAACAAACTTTACGCAAATATCAACTACTCCGACAACATCACTCCTGCTGGCGCAGTCGGTGCGGCAGAAAAAATAAATTGGGTAGCTCCTGCATCTGAAATTTTATATCTGGCGTTCGCATCTTCGGTCACGACGTATACAGGAAGCGGCATATCAAGCGTAAGTGCCACTGTAGGAACTCCGAGTATCAGCAAGTCGCGCCTCTTACTTGGCTCCACTGGGCGGCTCGAAGCAACTAAGACCAGCGCACTAGATTTTGACGAAACTGATTTCACCATCTCCTTCTTTTCTGCCAAGACGAGCGTAGGCGAGTACGGTTGTATTCTAGGCAGCCACAAAGCGAGTAGCATAGGCTTTTATGTGGGTGTAGCGGCTGATAGCACCTTGTTTGCTGTCTTTGGTAGTAACGTACTTTCTTGTGCCTTACCAGACGATATCAAGGAGCATAGCGTCATCATTAATCGAATTGGGCGAGTCTACAAAATATTTATAGATGGTATACTGAGCGCTCACCTCAAAGCAGCTAACAATTTCAACAACAACTCAACCGAGCCATTATGTATCGGCACTTTGAAGACTGCTACTGGAACACCCTCATGGACTTCACAAAGTTGGCAAGGATATCTGCGCCAGCTCACTATCAATACAGCAGCTAGCATTCCTTTTTCTGCCAATGATGTTCCACCAAAAGATACGTTAACTTCAACAACAGTCTTGCTGCTCAAATATAACGTCAATCACCTCGATTTTGCCCAGTACAGCCTCACAAGAAGTTTTACGTCGAATGTTACGGTTCAACCACTCATTTCGTCAGGGAGGCTCAATAAGTACTCGCATATCGGCTATACAAACAGTAACTTGGAGATAACTGGCAATGTGACGCTTGAAGCCAAGATATTCAATCCTATTGGCAACACTCGCGGAGCTATTATCGATGTTGAAGGTGGTTTTACGTGGGGCATCTATGACCTCAAGCTCAGAATCGTCTTTGGCAGCTTCACTTTGGATGGTGTGACTGATATTCCAGATAGTACAGTAGTTGATGTGTCTTTTGTAAAATCTGGTACAACTTGTTCGCTATTCTTGAATGGAGTTCTTGAATCTACCAATACAACAAGCGAAGTGATGAATGCAAGCTCGTCAAGCTCGGAGTTCAGCATCAAACGTACTTTCACTCAAGATAGTGCGATAGCAAGTCTCAATACTTCATTGTTCCGCAGTAGGAGTTGGATTGAGATTGCACAGTTACGAGTCACCAAATCTGCGCGATACACTGGTGACTATATTCCTGATGTTTTTTATGGTTCGTAAGAATCGTCTACTAGTGAGTCTAGACATATTTCGTTATTTTTAAGCCACGCTTCAGTTTCAAGCACTTTAGTATAAAGACCTCGCATTTCGGGGGATTCTCTGTACCACGCATAGTAGTTGTCTTCTGCATTCCTTTTCCACGACATTTCATGGTCAGACTTCGCTGTTAGTTCTGCATAAATTGATTGGCTAGGTGTGGGTGGTTTTTCTCCAGAATCTTTTGCCACTTTCGCTAGTTTTCTGAAATTTCTAATTTCTTCAGATTCTTGTAGTGGGGCAAATTTATAAATCCCCATCTTAGATGCCAATTCAGGACTAATTAATCTAGGGGAGAGTCCTGATACAGCGTCATAGTCCCACCTTTCCGTGTTGATGTATACCCAACCTTCAGCCTCCATCTTAGTGACATATAAGGATGTGACTAGTTGTTTCTGTAGCCTTGCGTTCTCTACAGCTTCATCTAGCAAAGCTATTTGAGATTGATACCAGTCTAAGTCAATTTTTTCCATGATGTTAAAATAAATAAATGGCTCATCCAATTACATTCAGTACGCTTACTGAAGTCCTCAATCTAGATGTCAGCTCAATTCCCCAAGGATTTGCGGTTGTCTGCATTGAATTGAAGTCTTGGCTAATATACGATGCCTCAGCTTCAGATGCAACTGTCGCAGGGCAGATATTCGCGCCTACGGCTGGTGCTGGGCGATGGTTTAGGTCGAACAATACTGCAAACAAACTAGACACGATTACGAGCGTCACAACCACTACGTCCACGACTGTAGCTGATTTTACGAGTGTCGAGCAGGTTCGAGTGGTCTTTACACAAAACAGCACCATTAATCTACAGACGGTGCTGAGAAATGGTGCTGGTAGCTTGTTGTTAGATAGGAATAGTGGGGCTTGGACTATTACGGGATTTGACTCGCGCTTTAGATTTGGGAGTCTTTCTAGTCCTGCTTTTACTAGTAATTTCTTGATTGTAAATTTTATATGTATAAATAGTTTGATATATGTTACAGAATATAATTCCTATTAACGCCTAATTTATTTTCCATTTAATACTTAATTTATTTTCCATATCAAGTCTCCATGCCAAAGCATCTGCCCTACTAAAGAATGTGGGTGAGTTGTAATGCTTTTTATTAACGACAATTCTCGCTCTAAACTTTCCATTCCCGATATCATATACACCTTTACCAGAATTATCTCTTGCATTTAGTTTTTTATTTCTTATTAGTGTTTCTAGTTCTTTAATACTTCCCTCCCCAAACTTGTACACTTTTTCTGCCTCTAACTGTATAGCCAAAGCTTCTTCTCTTGTGGAATATGTTCCACAGCAAATTGTATTTTTATTAAGGTATATTCTTACTTGCCATCTACCATCATCAAGTAATTTAATTCCTTTATTTGTCTGGATATTTTTATTTTTTTCTTTTATCTCCGATAAATATTTATAACTATCTCCCTCGGAAAATGTGCTAAATTTAGAAATTAAATTCTCTTTTTCTTTCAGTGCTTCTTCTTTTGTACAAAATGAGCCTACTCTTGCGGTTATACCTTTAAACTTAAGTCTTAACCTCCATTTATCATTTCTTTTATCTATGTGGCAGTTTATGTAGTATGACTCTCTTTCTGAAGGTCTAAAAACACTTTTGCAAATATTGTAGCAAAAATCCCAATTCTCAATACTGTCCAGATAAGTTTGTTCCAAATCTAGTAGCTTTTCTCTAGTAGATTCTTCAACAACAGTAAAATCAAAAACCTTTTCTCCGTATTTATTCCAAGCTTTTTGTAAATATTTGTTATCATGTATACCCTTTCTTAAATGTAATTTATGAGAGTTCCACCTAGTCCTTATACAAACTGAGCTGCCAACATAATACTTATTATTAGCAGTATTAGTAATAAAATAAATTCCTGATGTGTTCTTTTCCATAATCACTATTATAATTTTTTTTTTTTTCTTCGCTTTTTCAAGTAACTTTGCAATTATTGAGTTTACCTGTATCAACAATCTCATCTATGTGAAATCAGTTACGAGCTACTAGTTACTTTTTGCTGTCATATTCTGGGTTCATGACCTTGACCGACAAATCGTTTGAGTAAAGTGTACGAACTACAATACCTTCAATGACTCGACCAGCCTCTTTCTCTCTTTTAAAAACATCAGAAGCAAATGAAATAAGTTCATCGTAATTTCTAGGATGTAATTGAAAGAAAAGTCTTGCTGGAGTGTATTGGAGTTTTAGCTCATGACAAATAATTTCGAGATTGTGAGGTTGTCCATAATGGATTCGAGTTGCAAAACCGCTCGCCAAATCATCAACACCGAAAAGAATTAGTCCTTGCTTCAACTGAGCATGAGGATTCAGCTTGTTACCACTTCCTTTCAAACCCTGACCATAGATTTCACCACGAAAAGCGAGTTCGACGTTGTGCTTTTTGCAGTATTCCATACCACGTTCGTACAGACCAGAAGACTTAGCCAACTTGACCCAACTATCAGCAGTGTCGTCAGTGATTTTCTTTTCCAGTGAACGAGAACAGATACCAGTGTACCAGTTACCTTCGACATCCTTCTTGAAATACTCGGTAAAAGAGCTTCCATCAACTTTGATAGTGTATGCAACTTCTGCCCCACTCGCAAGAACCCGATTAATGTGAGATTTGAGGTTAGCGCAGTTTTCTTCATCTGTGGAGTACAGAAAAGAAGGTAGTGTGCCTCTAGTTAGTCCTGTAGCGCCTTTCTCTGGCTCTTCATACTTAGTAATGCCCAATGCTGCTGCAAGGTCTTCAGCCGCCAACAATTCGCTTGGAAGCTCATTTGTGTTGAGTAAGATACCGACAGAGTAAATTGGGTCAGAACTGTTCTCGAAACTGAAATTGAACTTGAGCGCTCGAATGCGATTGTTTTTGCCAAGTCGAGATTTGTTAGGGTCGCCGTTAGGGGCTGTGAAACTTGCAAACAGAGGTGAGTCGGGCAAACAGTAGTCGGGCTGAATGTAGACTGCCTTGGAACCTACTTGGTAGATGCCCTTTTGCGAGACGACATTATAGCCGCACTCGTCTCCATTACTGAAGTTGAGGTTGACAACTTGAATGGACGACGCTTCTTCGCCATTTTTGTAGATAGGGATGATGCGGGAGATTGTTACGATTTCGACAGGGGCAATGGTGTTGGTCATAGTTCTTTCACTAGGTTGATTGTGTCGGGAATTTTGGATTGTTTTTCGTTACGGAGCCATTGATTGATTGCAGTTTCGGCAGCTTCAACGCTTTCGTAATGAGTTATTACTGTAGAACCATCGTAAGCAATAATATCCCTTTCTGTCCTGTACCAAAAGAAACAGAATCGTTCTTTAATGAAGTAATAATCTTCAGAGACATTGTGGAAAATCTTGAATCGTGGTGGTAATTTAATCATCCATGTATTCCTCAAGTTGTTGATGTGCTTGCTGCAATGCCTCTCGACGGTCACTCCGCTTAGCTGCTCGTTTGTAGGGTAGGTCATTATATCTACTATCTACTCCCTGTTTGTCGCCCCAGTTAGAGCCTCCATAATTTCTGCTGACCCTGCGCCGTACTTTATTCCATCTAGCTGCGCGTGGGTGCGTGAAGGGACTGCCAAGAGACTTGATGAGTCGATGCAGAAAACGAAGAAAGAATAAATCTCTGTGTTTGCGAGTCCGTGACATTTTGTTGCTCCTGAATAACTAATGAAAGTATGGCAGAAAGGAAGTATTAAAGCGTCTACTCGTAGAGGTAGATTTGGTGGTCGGGCATACAATCAGCAAACTGTTCAATCAAAGGTCGCACATCTTCCCAATCAAGACCACCCAGACCGCAGCCAAGCTTAGGTATGTGAATGTTGTGAGTTTGTCTTCTCCACTCTAGGTAATCTAAATTAGGACTTGCAGCTAGTTCTAATAATCCTGACTTAATCCAGTGTAAATGAGAAGGGTCTTTCCAGTGCTTTTTAGTTGGGAAAAGTACGATACTTAAACAAGAGTCATCAAAAGATATAAATTCAGGAAAACCTACTCGAAGATAATGTTTTTCGCAGAGATTCTTATATTGCCAAACTAAATTTGGGTACTTGTTTTTGAAGTCGAGCGCTAAGCCCTTACCCATGACTCCGACCGTGTTCACAGGAATGAAGATGGAGTTCT